GCCGGAGGCGCCGGTGCCGCTGTACGAACCGTAATCCGAGGCCGAGGGATGCCCCCAGTACGGCGTCTGCCCGGGATGGCCCCAGAGGACGGAGCCGTTCTTCGTGGGCTCGGCGATCTGGTCCAGGGCAGAGCCGGAGGAAGCGTAGAGCAGTCGCCGGGCGTTCCAGGAGCCCTTGCCGGTGCCGCCTCTCTGGACGCCCAGGGTGCCGGAGTTGATGTTCGCCGCCGAGTGATAGTGCGTGCTGGCGGCAGCGCCCACCTGCGCGGCCGTGACCGCGTGCGGGTTGGCATAGTTGGACAGGTGGGAGAGCAGAGCCCGGACGGCCTTGGAGATCTTCCCGAAGGCCACGGCCAGGCGCTCGCCGGAGGTAAGGTTGGCCAGGCTGGAAGCCTCGGTATAGGTCGGCGTCTGATCGTCCGTAGCGACGTTGGGGACGTTGCTGAGGCCAACCTGCGCCTTGGTGACTTCGTGCGGGTTCGCCTTGTCGGCAACGTGCGCGTCGAAGTTGGCCTTGGTCGCGTAGACCGTGCTCTCGTTGATCAGAGCGGACACGTTCTCGGCGTTGGAGATGAAGGCGTCAATGGTGATCTCCTCCTCCAGCACACTGTCGCCAGAGGCGGCCACATAGTCGGCGGTGGCCTCGGGCTCGGTGCCGTAGGCGTAGAGGATCTCCTCGTCTTCGTCATCCTGGTCTTTCGCAAAAATGCCGATCTCCGTCAGACGGAAACCGGCTTCCACGCCCGCGTTGCTCAGCGTCACGCTCAACGTCGCCTTGCTGTTGGCTACGGTGATTTCCGTGATCTCCAGGGTCTTGAGCGGGTTGCTCAGATCGGTGGCGGTGGCCGCAGTCTGGGCGGCGCCGTTGCCGATCTTCAAATTGGTGAATACCAGATCGTCGCCGGACAGCGCCCGGAGCAGGGCGTTGATGCCGGCGTTGGTGAGTTGCATATTCATTGGATCGCCTCCTACAGATAGATCAGGCCGCCCTCGGGCGTGAGCAGCGGATTGCCGTCCTCGTCCAGCAGGATCTCGAAGCTGGTGAGGTCGGCCTCGTCGCAGCCGATCTCCACCGTCTTATGGACCCGCAGGCACATTCCGACGTAGATGGTCTGCGAATACTCCAGCAGGGCAGTGATGTGATCCAGGACGGAGCTGCCGCGGGAGACCACCCGGAGCACCGAGAGGAACTGCGAATAGTTCTCCGCGATCGCGGTGTTGTTGCCGTCCTTGATGCGGTAATGGTGCGGCTTGCCGCCGTACTCGTACCACTCCTGAACGACGCCGCTGCCGATGAAGTCCCGGATCGCGGTCTCGACCGCGGCCTTGGTGCCCAGGTGCTTGTGGATGTACCAGCTCGTCTTGAGCGTGTACCGCTTCTCCTCGATAGGCGCGTCGGCCCGCCACCAGTCGACCTTGAAGTCTTTGGCCAGGATATCCAGCAGCGGCTCGTCCAGCTCGTCGATGCGGGCGTAGATGCTCGCCAGAGAGGTCTTGCAAACGGCCTCCTCGATCTCTGCGGCGATTGCGGTTGCGAGGGCGAGTGCTACAGGGTCCGCCCGCAGGACCTCAGGAAGAGCCCGCAGGAGGCTCTCAGCGGTCAGGGCGTGGGGATCAGTCATCCTCCACACCCCCGTTCGTGACGGTGGTCGTCCCGGCGACGGCGAGCTGCGGAGCCGTGTGATCGGAGCCGTCCTTCAGCCGCGTGAACGTGGGCGACGTCACGACCACCCGCTTGATGACGCCGGTCCCCATCAGGAAGGAGATCAGCTTCGAGGGGTTGATGTCGCGCCCGAGCCTCGCGGACTGCCATGCTTTGTACTCGGCGATCGCGGCGTTGACGGCGGCGGTGACCTCCGTCGGGGAGGTTGTCTGCTCCTCGGAGGTGTAGTAGGTCACGTTGATGTTGTAGGTCGACGTGGACGGATCCTTCACGCTCACCTTGTCGGTGAGGGGCCGCACCGTCTTGTCGTTGCAGGCGGCCAGGATCAGATCCTTGATCGTGGAGCTGGCGGCGGTACCGTCGGCCATGAGTGCGTAGATGTCGATGCACCCGGCGTCCACGGACTTGATGGAGACCGACAGCGTTTCCGCGTTCTCCAGCGCCCCGCCTTCCACCAGGGCAATGGTCAGCAGCCCGTCGGCGTAGGTGACGGTGTAATCTGTGGTGAGGGTACCCCCCGTCACTTCCAGCGTGGAGGCCTCCAGATTATCCCCGCCCAGGAAGGCGTGGCCGGCGTAGACCGTAAGCGTGGCCGTGATGGTCCGCTCGGGCCGCACGACCTTGACGTCCGCGATCTCGGTGGAGACCGACTTGGCGTGATAGGCGTAGGCGCCGATGGGCCCGGCGGTGGAGAAGGCGTCCATGGAGGCCCGCATGAGCTCGTAGTATTCATCGTCGGTGGCCGGATCAGAGCCGCCGTCGGTGGTGTCGGTGTTCTCGCAGGCTGTGTAGTACGGGAACACGTCGACGATGGTGCTGAGCTGGCCGGCGACGTAGCCGTTGCCCACGGTGCCTACCGTCTGGCAGCGGAGGCCGACGGTGGCGGTGGTGGAGCCTGCCGGGATCGTGACCTCGGCCACGGTCTCCCAGATCAGGGTCCGGCCTTCGTCGGTGACGCGGGTACCCGCCGGCACGGTGATGTCGAAGAGCTGCGCTTCGGAGATCTCGAACTGCTCCGTGCAGATCGCGGCCTGACCCTGGGGGCGGGTCTGGGAGAAGTACAGCTCGCCCAGGCCGTCCAGGTTCTCGCCGTCAGCCCGGGAGGGGAGGTTCTGGTTTCCGGCGTAGTTGATCTCGGCGTAGGCCTGGGACAGGGCGCTCATGACCCAGGCGATCAGGAGCCGCTCGGGAGCGCCGGGCCGAAGGGTCTGCCCAGTCATCTGCTCGAAGGCGGCGATTGCCCGCGCCATGCGCTCCTCGGTGTCGTTGGGGACGAACGTGTAGTCGGGGTTTCTACTCATTGATTTCCACCTCCACAGTAGGGATCAGGCCGCCGGGGGATGAGGCGTCGGCCTCGAAGTCGATGCCCACGACGGAGCACCGGGGCTCGAATTCCTCCACGGCCTCCTTGATCTCGGCATACATCAGCGAGCGGGCCACGGGGACGGGCTTGTCCAGGTACTCCTGGGGCAGCCCGAACTCCCGGTACATGGGGCAGGTGCCCCGCCGCGTCCGGAGGATGATCCCGACGTTTTGCAGAATGCTCCGGATCTCGTCTGTCTCGCAGAAGGTGATCCGGAGATCCGACGCCTTTACTCTGTAGGTCATGGTGATCACCTCTTCGTGTACTCGATCAGCTTCAAGGTCACGGTGGCGCTGAGCGGATTGCCGCGGTTGTCGAACTTCTCCAGCTTCGCGCTGTGCGACTGGATCAGCCAGCGGTACTTGCCGTAGGAGCGTTCGCCGATGACCAGGGGCACGGCGGTCCCTTTCCGCTCGTGCTCGAAGATCTGCTGAATGGTTTTCAGGGGGTTCACGCCGAGCCAGGCAGACAGGTGGATTTCAAGCTCCATCGTGTCGGCGTTGAGCCCGGTGAACTCTGTGCAGGCGTTTCCCAGGTGCCGCTTGTGCTCTGTGATGTTCGCAGAGCCGGACCAGGAGACGTCGTTGATGGTCTGGATCGTCTTTTCGGAGACCTCGAAGACGATCTTCCCGAGGCAGCCTACTTTCATGATCCACCTCCTGCGATAGTGCCGAGCACGAATCCGTCGGCGTCCGGGATCGGAAGGTACAGGCAGCACACCGTCTGATTGATCGCCGGCGTCCAGGTCCCGGAGCTGGCCGTGTGGGTGTGCTCCTCGGCGGTGCCGATGGTGACGGGAGCGGGAGCCTGGAGGCAGTAGAGCCAGCCGGAGGTGAGCCCGCTGTCGGGGAACAGCACGCGGACGCGGCCGGAGCTCGCGTCCCGGTCTGTCACCGTGCCGACGCGGACCAGGCCGGCGAGGATGGTTTCAATGTCCATGGTCAGCCCTCCAATGCAGGCCGCAGCGTGACGGCGGTGGTGTAGCCGGAGCCGCCGACGGAATGCTTGGCCGTCTTGATGACGTACTTCCCGTCCCACATACCGAAGCCTTCCAGCTTCACGTTGAGCCCGGCGACGAGTTCAGAATTGCCCAGCAGCGTGAAGCTCGCGGTCCGCTCAAACTTATTGTGGAGCCGCAGGCGCTTCTCCGCGAGGCTTTTGGCCTCGGCATAGTTGGAGACCCGGGCCGGGACTTCGAGCTGCTGGTTCTTCTTGTCGTCGGCCTTGTAATCCTCGACGTAGGCGGTCGCCTGGATGCATTTGCCGGTCGCCGGGTTGGTGTACCGTACCCGGCAGGAGGCGTATTGCGTCTCGGCCTTCCCGGTGCGGAGCTGGGGCTTGCCGACGTAGGAGCCGTCGCCGTACTTGATGGTCAGAACGGCGTCCCGCTTTTCGTAGGCCGCCTGGTCGTAGAGGACGATGATGTTGTTCGTGATCTTCATGGAGACCCCCGCGTCGTGGCAGAGGTTCTTCAGGAAGGTCGTGTCCGGCGTCCGGAACTGCTCGCGCCGGTTGTAATAGGGGTTGTTCGCGGACAGGTAGAGCAGGCCCATCCCGCCGTTGGCGGCGATCTCCGCGGCAATGCCTTCGAGGTAGTAGGCCTCCCAGCCCTTGGTCTTCTTCTGTTGCCGGATCGTGGAGGCGTAAGGGATCGAGGTGCCCTTGATGGTGAGGTCAGACGGCCCCACCCCGGCGCTGATGCTGTCCAGCTCGAACTCGCCGCAGGAGAGCACGTTGTCCTTTCCGTCCCCGTGCCAGTTCTGCTGGACGATCACAGCGGAGATCTTCATGCCGGAGACAGACGAAGAAGCTGAGCTCCCGGAGGAAGACCCGGAAGCTCCGTTGACAGGTGTCAGGTAATTAGCTGACACATAGGCCGTCTGGCCGCTGTATCGGATCTGCGCCCAGCCGTTGGAGATCGAATAGACCTCCACCTTCGTACCGCAGACCAGGGCGCCCAGCTTGCGGTAGCCGGTGCCGGGGCCGGTGCGGACGTTCAGGCCGATGGCTGGGGTGACGCGGTAGGTAGAGGTGGCCGTCCCGGAGCTCTGCGCCCTGGACGTGGAGGCGGCCTTCTGCACCAGCTCGTTCAGCCACTTTTTCAGCCATACCGCGTCCCGGTCCTGGAGCTTGATCTGGAGATCGTCGGCCTCGTCCTCCTCGTTGTCGGTGTAGTCGACGCCGATCAGATAGGGCCGGATGTCCTCGGTGATGTCGGTGCCGGCGAAGACCACCTGCACCGATGCCCGGCGGGCCTGGTTGACGTCACTCATCCCGCCACCTTCTTCCAGGGCGGCAGAACGTCAGACTCCTCCTCGCCCACGTCCGGGAGCTCCAGGACGATCCCGGCGGGGAAGGTGTAGTACCGGGAGTATCGGAGGTTGCGCTGCATGAGGGCGCCCGTGTGGTCGGTGCTGCCGAGCTGGGTGTAGGCGATCCCGTCCCACATATCGCCCTGCTTTGTGGTGTAGGTGTTCATCACATGCGCCTCCTTACCTGGTCTTCCATTTCCTCGGCCAGCATATCCCGGATCTGCCGCTTCATCTCCTGGTCGTGCTCTGCCAGGATCGCCCGGACCTCCGCGGAATCGGAGGCCCCGGACAGGTTGTAGACCGGCGCGAAGGAGATCTGCACGGAGGAGCTGTGGGAGGCCGGGGCGCTGGGCGTCACCGGCTCGCTCTGCATGGCCCGCAGGAAGTCCCGGGTCTGGGTGGCGTCCATGACGGACTCGCCGCCGCGGAACCACATCAGCTCCGGCCCGTGCTCGCCCACCAGGTGAGCGCCCGGGGTGGCGTAATCCGTGCCGGAGGCGTACCCGGTCTGTCGGTAGCCGTAGTAGCTCTGGTAATACTTGGTCGTGAGGGCGGAGTTGGCGGCGTTCCCGATCCGGCTGTATGCGTTCTGCACGGCGGGCAGCTTGGAGAGTGCGCCGTCGACGAAGCTCTGGATGGTGTCGCTGGCCGCGGCGAAGGCCTCGTCGGTGAATTCCAGACGCTCGACGTCCTCCTCCACCTGCTTCGTGAGCTCGGCCATCTGATCGGTGTACCCGGTCACCAGGTCGCCGAGACTCTGGGCGGCCTCGTCCTGGGCCTGCTTGTTCGCCTGCCAGGCCTCGACCATCTCCGTGATCTTCTCGGGATTGCCGGATTTCGCGGCCTCGGCCATGCCGGCGATCATGTTCACGCTGTCCGCGGACCCGTCGCCGAAGGTGGCCACCATGTCGGACAGGCCCTCGATCTGTCCGGAGTAGCTGAGCAGCAGGTCGATATTGGCCTTGTAGTCGCTCCAATACTTCTGCTGCTTTTCCAGGCTCTCGATCACGGTGTCAACGGAGGTCGCGGAGACCTCTGCCACGTCGTCCCAGAGCTTGTACTGCCCGGTGATGGAGTCATAGGCCGCGGTGTAGGCTTCCTCGTAGCTCTGCGTGAGGGCTTCGATGTCCGCCTGGTACTCCAGGAGAATGTCCTCCATGAGGGCGACCTGGGCGGCATGTTCGGCCTCGCTCTCGGCAGTTGCCGCCACGGTGTCGCTGTAGGTGGTCATCCGCTCCTCGAGCTCGGCGGTCAGACGCTCGTTCTCAGCGAGCGCCGCGGAGTTCGTCTCATAGGTCGCCGTGAGCTCGTCGTATGCGTTTTTGACCTGGTAATACTCCTGCTGGACCTTGTAGAAGTTCCAGTCGGTGTGCTCGTCGCTGCTGTTGTCCTCTGTTTCGTCATACAGGGCCTTCGCGGCCTCGTAGGTCGCACGGTAGGCCTCTGCGTTGTTCCAGGCCTCGTCGGCGGCCTTTTTCAGACCTTCATGCTCTTCGACAAGGCTCAGGTAGGTTTCGAGATCCTGCGCGTGCTGCTTCGCCTCGGCGCTGGCCTTTGCCATGGCCCGCAGATCTTCCGCGGTCATGTTCAGCTTGCCGGTGGAGAGGTCGAAGCTGAGGTTGGCGTCGGGCATCCGCTCGTTGATGGCGTCGATGACGCCCTGCATGGTGGTGAGCTGTCCGGTTGTCAGCTCGGACTCCGCGGCGAGCTCCATCAGCTTGAAGATCAGGGACTCCATGCTGAGGGATTCCTTGTCGATGCTCTTGGACGTCTCGTAGTAATTGTTTACGAGATTCCCGTGATCCTCCAGGAGCTTGTCGTTGGCGGCCTTCCACTCTCCGAGGGTCTGCTTGTTCTCCTCGAAGGCGGCGGTTGCCTCGTCCACCTTCTGCTTCAGGAGGATCGCGTTGGCGGAGGTGTCGCCCTCGGCCCTGACCACCTCGTCGTACTCAGCTTGCAGGAGCTCCATTTCCTTGCGCTGCTCCTGGCTGGCCGCGGTGAGCTCGTTGGAGACGTCAACGGCATCGGGAACCGAGGCGACGTACACGGCGACTGCGGTGAACAGGGCGGTGAAGGCGGTGACCGCAAGGAAGATCGGGTTGGTGTTGAGGACGGCGGTGAAGGCGATCGTGGCCAGCTTCGCGGCAATGATGCCCGCGGTGAAGATCGCCAGGACGCCGGCAAGGGCGGCGACGGCCTTCACGATGCCGGGGTTCTTCTTGACGAACTCCGTCACCTGGCCCAGGACGTCGGCGGCCACCTTGTAGAGCTTCGTCAGCGCCGGGGTAAAGACGTCGCCCACGGCGACCTCCAGGCCCTCCAGCGCGGACTTGGCAATGGTCATCTGCCCGTTCATGTTGTCGAGCTTGATGTCGGCCATCTTCTGGGCCGCGCCGGCGCTGTTGTTGATCGACTTGGTGAGCTTGTCGTAGTCCGAGCTGGTGGCGTTCAGGATTGCCAGCAGGCCGGAGTAGCCCCGCTGGCCCGCAATGTTGATGGCGTTCTGGACCTTTTCGGCCTCGGTCATCTGCGAGAAGTAGAAGCGCAGCGTGTCCATGGAGGACGCCAGATCCTTCATGGTGCCGTCGCTGTTCACGAAGGAGACGTTTAGCTCGCCGAAGGCCTTGGACGTCAGATCCACGCCGCCCAGGATGCCGTTGAAGATGTTGCGGAGGGTGGTGCCTGCCTGGGATGCCTTGATGCCGGAGTTGGCCATCAGGCCCACAGCGACAGCCACGTCCTCCACGGAGTAGCCCAGGGCGCCGGCGACGGGCGCGGCGTACTTGAAGGTCTCGCCCATCATGCCGACGTTGGTGTTGGCGTTGGTCGCCGTCGCCGCCAGCACGTCCGCGAAGCGGGCCGTGTCGGAGGCCTTGAGCCCGAAGGCCGTCAGCGCATCGGTCACGATGTCGGAGACGGTGCCCAGGTCCTCCCCGGAGGCGGCGGCCAGAGCAAGCACGGAGTCCATGCCCTCCAGCATGGATGTGGTGTCCCAGCCGGCCATGGCCATGTAGCTCATGCCCTCGCTGACCTGCTGGGCGGTGTAGGCCGTAGTCGCGCCGAGCTCCTTGGCCCGCTCCGTCAGCGCGGCGATCTCCTGCTCGTTGGCGCCGGAGATTGCCTCGACATTGGACATGGAGGCCTCGAAGTCCGCGGCCACGGAGACGCATTCGGAGAACGCTGCGTAGATCTCCTTGAGCCCCTTGATGATGCCCGCGGAGGCCAGCATGGTCTCGATGTTCTCCAGGGCGTTCCCGCCCTTCTCGCCGAAGTCCTCGGCGCCGTCGCCCGCGTTCTCGAAGCCGGATTGCAGGTTTTTCAGCTCCTCCTTCAGACGCTCCGATTCCTTGTCCAGCTCGGAGGTATCGACGCCGGCCTCTTCCAGCCGGCGCTTGTATTCGTCCAGCTTGGCGATCTGGTCGTTGTAGGCCTTGGTGGTCTTCTCGATCTGGGCCTGCTTGGCCAGCAGCTTGTTCTCCAGATCGGAGGAGTAGGTGCCGGTCTCGTCCATCTCCCGCTGGATGTTGTCGTACTGCTGCTGAAGGAGCGACAGCTTGTCCTTGGTGTTCTCCACCGCGGTCTGCTGGCGCTGATATGCGGAAATATCGTTGGCCGTCTTGGAGAGGTTTCGGTATTCGGTATTGAACCGCACCAGCTCCGATTGGGCGGCCTTCAAGGTGCTGCTGTACTGGCTCCCCAGCTTAGCGTTGAGCTGGAACAGCATCTGGTATTCTCTTTGGCCTGCCATGAGCGGCACCTCCTACTTTCTGTTTTTGTCGGCTTCATCCACAAGATCGTTGTGCGTGTGGATCCACTCGACCAGCTCGGAGAGCGGCAGGGCCATCCAGAAAGGGATCCCCGTGTAGGTGGACTTGGAAAGGACGATGCAGCACCGTCGCAGCCACTCCATGAGATCCGCGTCCGGAAGGCCGATGCTCACAAAAAACGCCGAGCGACAGAAACGATCTTGTTGAAGTCTTTGCAGGGCATGGCGTCGAAGATGTCAACGTCGATGTCCTTCTCCTCGATGGCCCTGGCGGCGAACCGCGTCAGGAAGTCATCGTCGACGGATTTCATCAGGACCACCAGGCCCGCGGCCTTCATCTCCCGGGAGACCATACGGACGTCCCGGCCGGTGAGCTTCTCGAAGTTGAAGGTCAGGCTCTCCACGGTCTTGTCCTCGAAGACGACGGGCTTGCTGAACTTGTGGACGTAGACGCCGTCGTTCACGTCCGCCTCCATTGCGGAGGATTCGCCGACCTGGAGATCTTCCTCCTGGATGAGATCTTCGGCTCCATTGATTTCCTTTGCCATTGCAGTTAGCTCCTTTCAGATACGAATTGACCCGGGGTGAGGAAGCCCCACCCCGGGTATGTTGATGCTTACTTGCCCAGGGCCTTGCGGACCTCGGCCAGGTAGTCCTTGCCGTTGATGATGCAGATGAAATTGATCGGGTCAATCTCGATCCACACCTTGTTGTCGACCACGGCCTTCCAGTAGCGGACGGCATACTCGCCGGAGGGATCGCCGGTGGAAGCCGGGGCGACGTTGCCGCCGCTGAGGCTCTTCGGCATCATCCGGAAGGTGTGCTTGACGCCCTGGATCTGGGTCGCGCCCTTGATGGGGCTCTCCTGCTGCTGGGCCACGCGGAGGGTGATGTTGTGCATCTCCGGGGAGCAGAGGGAGAGTGCCTGGTCGTTGAACTGCCGGAAGTTCATGGTCAGCGTCATGGCGTCGACCATGCCGCAGAGCACGGCCTCGATGTTGCCGCCGAGGCCGGAGCCGGACATCTGCTGAGTCAGCCAGGAGAGGCTGGGGAGGGTCACGGAGGCGATGCCCAGGAACTCGTTGAGGTTCTCGAAGACCGAGAAGTTGACGGTCGCCTGGTCGATCGCGCCCTTAGTCTGCTTTCTTGCCATTGCTCATACCTCCTTATTCGCTGAATGCGGCGGTGACGTAGTCCGCGTCGTATTCCATCACGAACTCGATCTCCTGGAGAGCGGAGGGAGGCGTGAGGAACATGTGGAAGCGGCAGATGCCCTGCATCAGATCCTGGAGGGCGTTCTCGTCCTCCTGGTACTCGATGCGGCCGCCCAGCAGGTAGCCGGCGCCGGAAAGACCGTTGAGCCAGGCGTTGAGGTTGTCGACGATGGCGTCGATCAGCCGCCGGTTCATGGGCCGGTCCAGCCAGGTCCAGCAGGTGCGGATGACAGTGTTGTTGGCCCAGCCGAACATCCGCTTGACGGAGATCTCAGCGTCCTTCGGATCCTTGGAGCCGGGGTAGGCCGCGGTGAAGTTGCCCCAGGCGACGAAGCCGCCCAGGAAGTTCAGCACGGTCACGATGCCCGCGGCGTTCAGGCTCACGGCCTGGGCGTGGGTCAGCACGACCTCGGTGCCGTTGGCCAGGATCATGCTGTCGCAGCGCAGGGCCTTGTTGGAGGGGGACTCCACAGGGCAGTCGTCGTTGCCGGCGTCGACCTGGGCCATGAGGCCCGCGAGCTGGGTGGACAGGTGGAACTTCTTCTCGCCCAGGGCGACCATGGGCCAGCACAGGACCTCGGCCTCGGTGTGGGCCGCGCCGTTCTTCGCGGAGATGGCCGCGGAGTAGGAGGTCACGCTGGAGCAGTCCATGTCGATCAGGGCGATCGCCTTGAACATGCCGTTGATGCTCTCGGCCTTGGTGGCCATGGCGGCGGCGACGGTGGCGCTGGTGGAGTAGCCGGGGGCCAGGATGATGTCGGGCACTATGCCCAGGGAGGTCGCGCAGAGCTCAATCTTCTCCAGGCCGGACACCACGGCGCTGGCGTCGACGCTGGCGGCGGTGACCGCGTTGTAGGCCACGCTCAGGGCGGTGGCGCTGTAGACGCTGCCGGTGGAGATCAGCTCGATCACCAGGTTCTCGCCGTCGTAGAAGACGTCGTAGTCGGTGCCCTTGACGTAGGCGGTGCCCTCGCCGCCGGCGGCCTTCACGACCAGGCCGGTGTCGTTGATCGCCTCGATGGGGAGCTTGATCTGGTGGGCGGCCACGTCCTTGTCAGCGGCGGCCACGGCGGACTTCATGGACGCGGGGGCCAGCAGGTTGCAGAAGACGACGGGCTGGACGCCGAACAGCTTGAAGTGGCTGTAGGCGACCTCGCACAGGGGGTACTTGGCCCAGTCGTCGGAGTAGCCGAACTTCTCCGCGAATTCCTCCCAGCTCGTGACCAGGGTGGGAATGCCGATGCCGGCGGGAGAAGAAGCGGCCTGAACCGGAGCCGCGCCGATGGCGAAGGCGACGCCGCTCTCGGAGGGGGTCGGGGTCGAAACGGCGGTGGCCGTCTCGTTGGCGTATACGCCATGCTTGTAAGGCATAATGTTACCTCCTTAGGTCTGGCTCTTGGCCAGCTTGTGATAGCGGGTGTAGAGCAGCGTTCCGGCGGTGCGGACCTGGATGCGGGCCTCGGGCAGCTCCTCGCCGGTGACCAGCAGCCCGGCAATGCCGGGGTAGTCTGCGGCGGCAGGAACCAGGGAGGCCAGCACCTCCTCCTTCGTGCCGGAGAAGATCTGCCCCTTCTGAATGATGCCGCGGAGGGAGGGGCCCAGGTAGACGCAGATCGGCGTCTCCTGCACGCCCTTTTCCACGGGCTTGATCGGTTTCTTTACAGCCATTCCAGGACATCCTCTCTTTCAATGGGCGGGAGCTGCCAGGTGGTGACCATCTCCCCGGCATAGTACGGGGCCTTGATGCCGTCGTACACGTCGCAGGAGAGGCCGTCGGACAGATCCAGCGTGTACAGGTCGCCGATGACGACCGCCTTCAGCAGAGCGATCCGGACGCGCTCCATGAGGTTCAGGAGCATCAGCTCCCCCTCGGGCTCGTCCTTGTTGTAGACCGTGAAGGTCATGCGGACCACGGCGGTGGACTCGACGTCCTCGCCGCTTTTCTGCGTATCGTCTCCGTGGATCACGCGCACCAGGATGTAGGGCGTGATCTTCGTCAGATCGGAGCCGTTCGGCAGCCGCATGGGATAGATTTTCGCCGCGCTGTACTTCTGGACGGGCTGACCGTCCACGACGTCCTGCTTTTGCAGGGCGACGGGCATGATCAGATCCTTGGTGGCCTTCTCCAGAAAGTCGCACAGGCAGTGCAGAAGATCGGCTCTTGTCATCGGCTCACCTCCAGCCGTTCAGGATCGCGTCGACCTCGTGGGTCATCCGCTTGTCGAATTCCAGACCGGCGTCGTTGGAAAGGGCGTCGGTCACTTCGTCGCTGCCGAGCATCTGGGGGATCGAGGAGCCCATGAGCTCCCGGATCTCGTCGCGCCCGGTTGCGGTCACGCCTCCCGTCCGCTCGAAGATGCCCGTGTGCCCGGAGCGGAACCGGGCCACGAAGGCGTCCTCGAACTTCTTTGGCGACGTGCTGCGGAGCTGGTGGCCGCTGGCCTGCACGCCGGGGCTTGCCATGATCCAGCCGCTCGACGTATGGACCGGCACCTTGGAGCCGGGGTCATAGGTCGGGCCTGCGGGAGAGGCGCCGTCGTAGCGGTGCAGCGGGATCTTCCGGCCCTTGAAGAGGATCGCGGCCTCCATGCCCTCCCCGGGACTGTAGGAATAGCTGATCCTCGCGTTTTCCTCCATGCGGAGGTTGGCCGCCGAGATCGCGTAGCGTTCCCGGATCCGCTTCGAGCTTTGGGAGCGGACGCGCTGGGCCGTGCGGCTGATCGCGGAGCGGAGAGCCTTGTCCACTGCGCCGGGAAACCCGGCCAGCAGGAGCTCCGCCCGCTCCAGCGATTGCTTGCCGACCTGTTCAATGGAGACCTTCATTCATCGGTCACCTCCAGCTCGATCCGAAGCATGCCGACGGTGTTCTGCACAGAGGCCACAAGGTAGTCCCGGAAAAAGCCGGGGACGTCCGGCTCGCTGATGCTGATGATGCGACCCTTCTCGGGCATGTGGCCGCCCAGATCGGAGAGGGCGCAGTGCATGATGTCCGTCACCAGGTAGAGGCCCTGGGTGTGATCGAAGACCAGCTGCTTCCGCTCCGACTGCTTGATGCCGTTGAGCACCACGGGGATGTCCTCGAAGATGTTCCCGTCATACTTCACCGTCCGATCCTCGGCGAACTCCTGATTGTTCAGGAAGACGCCGTGGATGTCGGCGGCCACCATGTCCGTGAAGGCGCTCACTGGGGCAGCGCCGCCCCGAGCTGGGGCGCTTCCTCCTGGCCGGCGTCCATCACCACCTGCGTCAGCAGGGCGGCGATCTCGGACTTGTTCCGGCACTTGGAGGCGTCGATCCCCAGATCGGAGGCCAGCGCCTCCATGTTCGCCCTCGTCAGCCGCATCAAGCTCTCCTCGGTCATGTGACCGCTCTCGTCGATCTCGATGCAGTCATCGAGGGCAACGGGCGCCTGAGGCTCGAGAGCGCCCTCTGCGGGCTCGGGGGTCCGGGACGTGTTCTCGCCGGTGGTCGCCCCGGCGCTCTCGCCTTCGTCCGCGGGCTGGCTTGCAAGAGCCTTTCCGACGTACTCAGCGACGCCCCTGTCGACCAGGCGCTTCTCGGCCTCGGGAGGAAGCTCGAATGGTCCGTCCTTCGGGCCCACGAGCTTCGTGCCGACACCGGTATAACCGCAAATCATCTGGATCATGCTGGCAGCTCCTTTCTTGTGTGGGGGTGATTAGGGCAGGACGTTCTTGGCCACGCACCAGGGGTTGGCGACCTTGGGGACGAACAGCGGACGGGCGGTGAGCTGGGTCTCCAGGGCGGGCGGCCGCTGGGTGGCGATGTGCTGCGGGACGCGCATGCCGGCGTAGGTGTGGAACTTGTCGTCCTTCTCCACCTGGGAGACGGCGCCGTACAGGCCGCGGCCCACGTCAGGGGCGATGGCGATGACGGTCTCGTCGGGCAGGTACTTGGTGTCGTTGCCCGCGTTGTCCTCGTAGGTGGCCTCGTAGACGATGATCGGCAGCGCGCGGCCGTTGAAGTTGATGGTGCACAGCTCGTAGGCGTCCTCGCCCAGTCTGGCGGGATCGAGGCGGCCGATCTCAGCGCGGCGGTTGTCCAGCATGTTGATCAGCCAGCCGTCGTTCATGAGGAAGTCGCCCACGTCGGGGGAGACCACGAACTCGCGGACCTTCCGGCCCTTGGTGGTGAGCTGCTTGATCATGTTGCACATGTCGGTGAACCAGGTGCCCTTGGTCCAGGTCTCGCCGCTCTTGGTGGAGTGGGTCCAGGTGCTG